TAATCTGTGCCGTTCATTACTATGTAACCTTTCCCTTTTAATGCATCATATCCATCTGCCCTTAATAATTGTATTGCATCAAGAAAATCTTTAACAGGGTCTCGGTTTGCTATGGTTGCACTGTCCCACTCACTACCTGCTGCGATTGCATTAGTGTTTCCTGCATTGTCGCTAATCTCTGACTCAATAGCACTATCTACCTGATAAGCAATTTTCCTACTCAATCTAAAAATTTTTCTTTGTAACATGGGTAGGGTTGCATTTTGCTCAGCCTCTAAACTTATAATGCTTTCTCCTGCATATTTTTGAATAACTGATTGAACCTTAGTCTCTGTAACATCAAAAAATGGGAAAGGGGCATATTGTGGCACTCCTTTAATAGGGCTTCCTGTGCCGCCATCTGTGCTATCGTCGTTTGTTTCTCTAAAATAAGTCTCTGTCCATGCACTACTACTATCAACTGTGCATAAAGTTTTAAGTTCGTAAGATAAAGTTGTTGCTGCTTTTACTGCTCTGTCAATGTGGTCATATCTTAAATCTGCTTCTCTGTCATTTGCCATTATATCATTTGTCCTATTGCTACTCGTGCAACTCCATCACCTGCGGCTGTCTCTAATGCTTTTCCTAAGGCTGCCCCTGTTAATAATTCTGCTGCGATTGCCGGTCTAACTTCGTTTGCAGTTCCATCAAGTGCTAATATTGCCCCAACTGTAAAACCTGCCCCACCATCTGTAATATCCCACATCCCATTTAAGGCTGCTGTGATTTCCGTAATTCCGTCATCTGCCGTTTTTTCTTCCCATGCTATACCTGCGAAAACTTGTGCATCGCCACTATGTGCTACTGCTGTATTTGGTGTTGTTAGTCGTAACATCGTGCCAATAGGTATTGTGTTTCCATCGGCTACTGTATATCTTCTAAAAATTGTTGGGGTCTCAATACATGTTGCTTCGTCTGCCATTAAGTTATTCGGTTAACCGATTATTTAAATGTTTCTATTTTTGCCTTATAATGCTTTTTCATGAATTCTATTTCTTCCATGTCCTTTTTTGCCTTTTCATAGTTGTCCTTTGCATTATCATAAATCTCTCCAACCCTCTCTAATGCCAATTCCCAATCCTTTTTATCCATGTTTCTCTATTGCATCTTCTAGGGGTGTTCCTTTAAAAAAATCTTTTGCCGCACTCTTGGCTGTATCTTCCGGAGATGCTTGGGGGGCTTCAACATGCCCACCCGCACTACCTGATAACATAACTGTTGCTGCTGCTTCTTGATTTGCCTTGACTAATTTTTCATACTTATCGACTTGCTCAGTCATACCTTTTAGAACTGCTTCCTGTCTCTCAATAGGATTTAAATTTTCTTTTGATTCTTCTATTGCTTTTTTTGCTGTTATTTTTTCTATTTCCATTTTAACCTCCTTATACTACCATAACTTTTTCTGTCTTCCTTTATACTTGAAAAACTCTAAAACCATACCAAAAACGATTGTCAAATAACCATCATAAGCCCCTGTTGTGATTCTCTGAACTCCGTAGGCTGTTAATGCTAATGCTATTGTATTAATTATTGTTTCTATAATTGGTCTGTTGTCTTTATTCATTTAATAATGCCATCTCCATTCTTCGCTTCATATCTTTAATGTCTTTTGATGTTGCCCTTATCTTTGATGGGTCTGGGTTTGCTAATGCATCCGCAAACTCATATTCAAGTTGCTGCAACTCTCCTGCAAAAAAAACATTATATTCTTGTAATTGATTTATACCATTAACCCCTAAAAATTCAGTTAGCCAACTGTCTGTTAATTCTTTTAAGTTATCATGCCCATCAAATATTAATTGCTTTTGTCTTTCAAAATTCTTTATGTGTATTGCTCTGTCTTGAGGGTTTGCATTTTGTGCATTGATTATATCATTAAGTAAAGGTTTTGTTTCTGTTAATGTTCTTATTGGGGCTTCTACTGCTTCGCCTCTTTGACTTTCTAAGTCTCTCATAAAATCTTGGTAAAATCCCTTGACTACATTAGTAACAGCCCCTATAATTGCTGCTGCTGGAACAGTTACTAATTCCTCTGGGAGGACTGCTTGGGGTCCAAGTTGTCCTGCTACTAAAGCACCGCTACCAAATGTTAAAGCCCCCGCTACTGCATCCGGTATAATTCCGGGTAAAGCACTCATTGCCGCCGCCCCATAATCCAATTTTATTTGTTCTACTCCTGCCATAGTGTCAAATGGGGTTTGTGCTATTCTTGCTGCTGCTCTTAATCCTGCTTCTTGTTCTTCTCGGTTTTCTAAAACTGTCGCTGCTTGTCCTTTAACTTCTAACTCCTGCAACCCTGCTTCTTTCTCTGCTAATACTCTTACTTCTTTGGGGCTTAAATCTAATAATGTCCTTTCTCCTCTTGTGAAACCTGTTAGTCTTCCTGTCTCTGCATCTTTTAAAACTCCAAAACCCCCTTGCTGTTCTTGTGCTGCTTGTTGTTGTATTTGTAAATCTAATGCCGAACCTGTTCCCCTGTCTATGCCCCCTATTAATTTCCGTTCTTCTTGTTTTGGACCCATGTCTTTTGATTGGGTTAATTGTTTTGATTGTGCATTAGGGTCTCGGCAAGTTTTCGTTTCTTCATCCCATACCCAACCCTTTGCTTCACATTTCTGTTTAGGAGTTTCCCCCAATCCTGTTAATAATCCAATATTCTTTACTGTATTTAACTCATCTACTACCATCATCTATTAAGTTTTGGTTCAACTTCCCCCTCTTGTATATTTGTTGTGCCTGTGTTTGCTGTTTGGCTCTCTTGGGTCTTTGGGGCTAAACTTGGCGGTCTCGTGAATTTAATCCTTATTGCCAACTGATTCCATAACTCATTCTCCATATCTAACTGTTCTTTGGCATAAATATTTTCAAATATTAAATGCCCACTAATCCCACTTATCTCTGATGCCCCATCACTTGTTGCTATACTTCTCGGAACTCCGCCCGTTTGATAGCCTAAGGATTCCACATAAGTAAGCCAATTCTGTCTTTCCTCACTACTCTTAGATGGATATGGCTCTATTTTTGCTGTGTCTTCTGGAAGTCCTACCATGTCTCCATCCTGAACTGCTTTCTTTATTTGTGTGTTAGCATAGGCAATTTTTCCCTCATTATTGGTTTTATAATAAACTACCCCTAATGCCTTATCCCTGTGCTTAATTATCCTCTCATCTTCAAAAGCCTCTATCATAGCATCATTAACATTCTTATTAGATTGAATAATTGATGTTCCGTGTGTTTGGTCTCCTATTTTCTTATTCATTGAGTGGAATATTTGCCTTAAATTTTTCTTAACCCACTTGCCGCCGTTCCATACTTCATACCGCTTAATCCTTGAACCAACAAAAACAACCTTAACTCTTTCTGGACTAATATTAATTAAATTAATTATTACTCCGTCCTTTTTGACTATCTCAATAAATGAGTCTCCATTCATTAGTTTGACGGCTGCATGATTCCAAATGATTTGATTAAATGTTTCCTTTCCATTACCGCTAATATGTTCTAATATTACTTTTGTTTTTGGATTCTCTGTGGTGTATCCCTGTCCAAAAGCCCATGTGCATAAAGAATTAATTGGGCTTGCAACTTGTGGATGATTGAAATAGTAACCAAAGTTCTCTGTTGCCTTATCAAAATAAACATAAGTTTCTGAACCATCTGCATTGGCTACATCCAAAGCCATACTCTGGACAACAAAATCTGGAACTCCGCTTAATCCGGTTGTCGTTCCTTTGCTTAAATCATATTGTGCCATTATGAATTTCTCTTAAAAGGGATTTTAATAAATGAAGAAGTTATTGTATCTTCTGATGATGGCTGAAGAATAATACCGTCCCTGTTTCTTGGGTCATGCCCTACTGTCATTTTTTGAACTCCTGCCTGAACTACAACCACTCCTATAACTATCCTTAACTGTTCTCCCTCTGCTATAACTGTCTCGGTGCATGGTATTTGATTTGCTGAGACTGTGGCGGCTGTGGCGTCTCTTTCGGTTGTTATTACTGAGGATATATTGGTTGCTGAACTACCATCCCATTTCTGGATTTGTATAGTATATTCTTCTCCGCTTAATACTGAATTTGCTTGGTTTCCTATATTAGCTAAGGCTGTTCCTTTTATTGTTCTGGTTAAATTAAAAGGGGCTGAGTCAAAAGTTAAGGTTGTTGTTCCGTCGGTTGTCCTCGTGGTTTCAATAATGCTGGAATATACCCCTGAGTCTGTTGTTAAAGTGTATTGAGTTCCTGCATTATCCTTAGTCACAGTTAAATAATTAGTAACAAATAATAAACCACTTGCTATTTCCTCGCTGCTATAACTGGCAAGAGTTTGGGATGTGGTTGTAAATTTGGTTAAGTCTTTTGTTAAAGGCATTTTATAATCCTAAGTCTGCAATGGTATCTTTATCTTTTATCTTCCTTACGAAGTCCTGCCATATACTATCGCATACATTTAATTTTGATTGAGTTGTTGCTAATTCCCATGTATTTTGGTCTTGATTAATTGCATAAAAGGCGGCTCTATGTGAGGCTACCATAGCTAACCATTGCTTTAAGGCGGCTGTTATACTTCCATAGTTTGAGACTAAACCTATGTTGTCTCCTGCTACTGCTTCCATATCGCTCTCTGCCATTAAAATCCAAAGGTTTGTATTTTCCTCCAAAATTTGGGCTGCACTTGCATTCTGTCCTATTGCTAAAAGGACTTGGGCTGTCGTTGCTAAAGTTCCATCATCCCCCATTATTTAATATATGAGTTCATCCTCCTTAGTTCCTTTGTTAAATCTCTGATTGCTTGGATTAATAAATAGTCTTTATCCTCTAAGGTGTATGCTTCTCCCTTGTCTTCGTCTTTTTCGTTGGTTGGGTTTATTAACTTCATACTTTAATAGTGTATATCTTATTATTTAATTCTTTGTATTTTTGCCCCCATACTGCATTACTGATTCCCTCGCATATATGGGTATAATTTCCGAATATTTTGAGGTGTCTTTTGCCTAAACTGTCATTGCTATAAGCATACTGAGTAGATTTAATACTTTCAAAAATTCCGGGATCATCTAAAAGATGGACTTTTCCTGTTTCCATTAACATCTTCATGTGAGAATATTTTAAAGTCTTTTGTAGTTTTCTTGTTCTTCCGTCGGTTGTGATTATTTGTTTTGAGTTGTCTATTGCTTCTGTGATGTGTCTTGTAGAGTCTTCAACCATCAACCAATCAAAAACCCCTACCCCAATACCCACAGAGTCTATAAAGATTCTGCGAAAACCATAAAGGAGGTTAAGTTCTTTGATGTGTTCAAAGGTTTGGGGTAGAGTAGTCTTTTTTGTAATTTG